TTTGTTTCCTTCCTCACCAATACCCCACCTATTTCTAAGATCTTTAGATTTTGTCTCGTTCTCTTTCTTTTCGTCATCTTTTTGAGCTTTAAGTTTTTTAGCTACTGCAGAGGTAAGTTTAGCTGCTGCTTGAACAGTTTTTGAAATAGCTGCTAACTTAAGAATCGGGTCTTCTTCTTTATAAACTTTTAATTTTTGATTTGTATGAGCTTCGAATTCAGCTGCAGATTTATCTTCTTGTTTGTTTCTCTCAGCAACTGCTTTAGCATGAGGATCATACCAATTAACAGGGCCTGCTTCTATTAAAAATTTAGATGATTGAAATTGTTGTGTCATGATTAAGCCTCCTTAAAGGTAACGTCAATTAAAGCATAATCAACACTATAGAAACCATCATCACCTAATATAGCAGCTTCAGGGACGACCTTGATAACTTCATCTGCCATAGCTCCGATATACTTCTTAGCGTTTCCTATGTAATTAAATTTATATACACCTAAACCAGAGATAGATTCACCTATCTTTTTAATGTTCTCTTTTAAACGTCTATCTGATGTGCGTAATGCTTTAAGATCAGCAGCAATACCAATTCCTCCACTAGCTATACCCATTATACTACTACCAATACTAAGAGCATCCATAAATGCAGCTTGCCCAACATTCCGTAGAACAGGAGGAGGTGGTGCAATATCAGGACTTTTAATAATATTATTCTGAGCAAATGAATTCATTCTAACTTGTTGTGCTTGAGCAGCAGCTTTAGCGCCAGCTTTAGATAAATCTCTTCTAGCCATTGTAAGTTTATAAGCATCACGTGAACCTTGAGCTAAGAAATTACCTACATCCACAGTACGCATTCTTCTGATAGAAGCACCAGTACGTCCTGCAGCGGCTAATTGATCACTTGTTGATTCTGTTGCAAATTTCTTAAAACGATCTTCTTGGGCTTGCGTTGCTTGTGCAATTAGATCACCATATTTTTCTTGTATCTCAGCGTATTGATTACCTAAGCCAACATGGACAGCGTCCATAGTTTGATCATGTTGAACCCGTTGGATCTTCATAAGACCAAGTTCGTTCATCCACTTACGTTCTCTGACTTCGAGTTTGTAATTGTAATTGTCCATTGCAGCTTTATTAGCTGCTCTAGCCTGACTTCCTAAGCACACGGCAAAACTCTATAAAGGATAAGTTGTTAGGCCCGTGGGAAATTTCTCGTAGAAATTTGAAGCCTAAAAATTTGAGTAATTTTAAATGAACAGTGTTGCGTTTATCAACAATGTTCCATAGCAAAGGTTCTGTTCTACTCTCAACAAACCTTTTAGCTTCTCTTGCAAATGTTACTGGGTATTCATGAATAGCGGGTGTGCATATCATCCATATAATACCGTTATCAACTCCGGCCATTCCGGCAGTCTTGCCGTTAGGCACCTCAAACCATACCCCAGTGCTCTCCTGAGCGGACTTAGTGAGGACTTCCATGGGATCTAGGCCCCAGCCCTCTTCGATCTCTCTGCGGTCATCTGGACGTAGATTAGAGGCCACCTCAATGGCAGCCTCCACGGTTATCGGGTGAATGTATTTAGACACGTCTGTAATACTTGTTATTATAATCTCCTTCCCATGACATTGAATACAATGTGGCAGGAGATGGGTGTGTAGATTTAAGTGTTAAAGTTAGATTTACATTCTTCTCATATATAGGTATAGTAGCTGTACTATCAGGTGTAAATTGTACTCTATTAGGTGTATAAGCATCAGCTATAACAGCTTCATAGAGTTCTATATAATCAGGTTTACCGACTCTTTCTAACTTAGTTTCATATACCCCTAGAGGACCAAAGCTAAATTTAAGTCTATGTAATACTAATGAACCTTGTGTTTGGGATCTAAACCTATCTCCTTGCTGTTGAACTACATAAATGGTAGGGAATTTAACTTCCATATCAAACGTATAACCTAGTATGATACTACCTGGTGGTGTGATATCATCACTTGTTAAGTTATCATCTACCCCTTGAGGGTCATATGTTTTCCAATTACCTGGTAGTTTGACACTAGCAGTTCCTCCATCATTGAATGTATAAGCAGGTCCACTCATACCTTGGAAGGTTTTATCAGCAGTAGTAGGTACAACTATAGCATGTAGCTTTGCCTGAGCATTATTGAATCCTGCAGGTATAGCAAATTTTGTATAGTCTTCTGTTGCGTCATAGGTTAGTGCAGTATGAGCTACTGTAGCTGCATTATCTAAATGCAAACGATAAGTCAGATCATCATCTGTCGTATCTGTACCTAAATCGTTAATCAATGAGTTAGTAGAATCATCTAATTTAATAGAGAATCTTTGTAACACATCTTTACTACCATTACGTACTACTACATATAATGAATCATCCAACATAGCTATATGCTGAACATCACCACTCAACTTCCATCTAAACCAAGCATTCTGTATTCGTTTCTCAATAGAACTGAAATATCTATAACCGAATAGTTCATCAGATCCTTTAATACCAAAGAAGATAACTGAGTTCTCTCTTGAGTTAGCTACTTCTGTAATATCTTTAGGAAATAATTTAGATACAATTTTAGATTGTTCTATAACTTCAGGGGCTCCTTCTCTGACAACATTAGACATCTCAAAGAAGCGGGTGTTCTTACCACCATTATCTAAGAAGCCTACAGTTGTACCTAATGAAATAGGGTTAGTGTTGAAGTTAAAGTTATAAGTTGATACAGCATTGATCTTAGCAGTCTGAGCACTTAAGACATCACTATCTGTAGTTAACATGAACTGTTGGTTCTTAGTAAATAATACTAAACCTTGGTTCACTTGGATACCATCGTATACAATTGCAGGGTACTCAGAACTACAAGATATATCTATGTTATCAGTGGCTGTATAAGTAACTGCAGTCTTAGGCCAGAAATGGAAGAAGCTGCCAGGTCTAGATAGGTTAACATTTTCATCACTTAATAATGCTAATCTGTTTCTCCAAAATAACATTTTAGTTATTTTATTATCTACAAAACTAGGTTCAGGTACAGTTGTTGTATCACCTACAGGACAGTTATCCCATGTTATTTGTGATATATCAAATCGTACAGCGTTACTGACATAATTTCTAACCATTTGGATAGGCATTGTAGACTTATCAAGTTCTATTTTCCTGTTAGGTTCAGGACATTCTTCCCATACACCTTCACCGTCCTTATCGTTGTTACCAAAGAATTTGAGATAATAATCATCTTCATCAGATGTACTATTAGCAACTCTAACTACATAACCATGTTTACATTGTCTTGGTAAGTCTGCTACATCTTCTATACTATCTGTAAATACATTCAATAATTCACCAACTGGTGTACTGATATTAAACGCAGCTCCATCAGTTATGTATAAACCGTTACCTATCTGTGTTACTTCTGAACTTGTTAAGCCATTATTTTGTGATATAATTTTTGACCTTATAGATCCTAATACACTTTCACCAGTAACAGTTGTCTCAGTATCAAATGGTGTAGGTATAGGTCTAATCAAACCCGAGGCAGCATTACCATCCATTGTAGCTTGGACTTGAGCTTCACTGTGCTCAGCGATAGTTATCTTATACCTAGCATTTTTCATATACAGGTAAAACCAATCACCAGTTCTCCAACCTTCTCCACCGTATAATAGATCATATGTTGTGGTATAACGACAGTGGTAAACTGCAGATGTCGTTGCATTAGTTGGTACAGCCTGACCTGTTGTTGTTATTCTAAAGTATAAGTTTTTTCTATCAGAAGCTGAACCGTAATCACCGAGCGAGGAACCCATAGTTACACTATAAGTATGGGAAGTTCCATTAGCATCGGCTGCATCACCAGCAGCATTATGGGTAATTGCAAATATTTCAGTGCTTACACAAGGGCATAGGCTGTCCCTACTATCACCATTACTACATCTAGTACCTCCAAGAGGTAAAGTACCGCTAGAAGGTAACGAACCGCCAGACTCACAACTATTGTTGCTATCGTTAACCCTTTCTATATCAAGTCTAGTAGCAGTAAATACAGAACTTGCAGTTGTAGAATCATATAAATTAACTGAATACTGACTAGCATAAGCTACTTTCTTTAATTCTATATAAGCTTCAGCAGGTCTTACTGTCTCTACAGTACTTGCCATCGCTACAGTTTTAGTACGATTAGCTAAGTAAGTATAATCGTTAAGCGTAAGAGTTTGTATATCAGCGTCTGATGTATGAGTTAAATATGAAGTTAAAGCAGATGATGTACCTGAATCATATTGAACAGCTATAGAGTCTCCAGCACTGTGTCGTTTGGTACCGCCTGTATCATAGATATCAGTACAGCACCACATGTTTACATCACCTGACCTATTGATTTGACCTATATATTGTTCGTTCTCATCTCTATAGTAATGGAACCACTTACCATTTGTATTGGAATTCAGTGCAGATGTCCCATTATCACTAAGAGATGCTATTAACTTACCACCTGGACGCTTAAGTAAACCATGAGTAAGATCAGGTAATACATTTAATGCATCCTTTACTTGTCCAGGTACCTTAAGTTCATCCGGCTGTTGTGAAATACCACCATTATAATTTGGTATTGTTTGTGTTACACTTGACATTATCGTCTTAATGAATTAAAGGGCTGATAAGATTGGTATCTACTTTCATGTGGTATACCAAAGAATGAGTGATCACCTTGGTTACATTCGTATTCTATACACGCAGCTCTAGCCATGCCTTCTTGAGCTTGTAGTAACTGAACTAATTGAGGGTTAGCGACTAGTTGTGTTGCAGCTCTTATAGCAGCTCTGTATGTAATGTAACGTTTGAATACATTAGGTAGATCTTCAAAGGGAAATAAGTAAACAATATCTAAATACACATCATTATCAAATTCAAATGTATGATCTACTGTATCATATAATAAATACTTACCACTAGAATGCTTACGCCTTACTAGATCTTGAGTTTTATTAGTCAGGTTATCATGTAAATCATAACTTAAATAGTTAGCTGGTATCTCTATATATTTATCTGCATCAGGTGATACTTTAACATGTCGTTCTTGATTACATATCCATCCTTCATTCTGTACATCTTTATTAACTTCTGTTAATATATTATAAATGAAAGATACTTCAGGGTTAGCTAATGTGTTAGCTACTTCTTTTTGTCTATAGATTCTGATGATAGCACCATTAGCAGGTGCGTTGGTGAATGTTACAACACTACCTGAAATAGTAAAAGCAGTAGTTGCTATACCATCTAGTGTTACTTTGATCTCACTTGAAGTAGTGAAGGAGGATACAATGTCCCATGTTTTATCAGAACCGTCTCCAGTATATGTTACTTCGCCTGTTATTTCATCTATAGTACCGAGAGAAGTTACTGGTGATTGGCCAATAGCTCCCAGTATTGAGTTCACTGCGGATAGTTCGGTATCGGTGTCAATTGTAGTGGGAGTTGCCATAGGTATAAATTTTTGTGAATAAAAAAAAGGAGCCCCGAAGGACTCCCTTGTATAAATAAAAGCTGATATTAGAATGCAGCGTTACCCGAAGATAGGGCAGCAGCACCTGCAACAAGCTCAACGCAAGCAGCTGGGTTTAGGTAATCAGCACCCATTGCCAAGCGTCCAAGGATAACGTCACCCTGATAAATCACGGATACGTCACCAGAGGTTACTTGAACCTGAGGTCCGATTGCTTCTACACAACCTGCGCCTTCTTTCTGGAAGATAAGTCCACAAGAGTTAGCGAATTCTGTCTCTTCACCATACTCGTTGTTGATTCCAGTTACGTCAGCAGCAGCGTCTTCCATTGTTACGCTGGTGAAGGAACCAGTGTTACCTGGATCAGTTACGTTAGGAATTACAGCAGTATCTCCACCGTACTTGGTACCATACTTACTGAAGAATGGGATGTTCATAGATTTGAAGATCTTAATGCCTGCAATCTCTATGATTCCTTGACCAGATTGAACTGATGCACCCTGGACATCACGATTAACCAGTCCGCTGTCGCCAACATTCTGGATCAATTCATAATATTGTCTCGGGTTTAGTACACCAACACGTCCTTCAGAACTTACACCCTTCTCATCTAATGCAGCTGCAGCATCATAGAATGCAGAGATTAGAGAAGCTGGAACATAAGCGTCGGAAGCTTTGGCGTTTGCACCAACACGGATTTGTGTTCCGCCTGGTTCTACGAAGTTAGACTTCGTGATTGGACTTGCAGCCCTAGCACCACGAGCGATAGCTCTAAATATAAGACGGTCATACTTCTCAGCGAGAGCATAGCCAATCTTCTTAGAGATCTCACCACGTAGGTCGTAGTGTGCAAGTGTTTCGTCCAGTTCGTAAACGAAAGCTGAACTGATTAGAAGATCGTCAACTGTGATCGTCTTCTCTGCTACTGGAGGTGCTCCGTCGGAGTTACCAAGAATTGACTGACCAGGAACGTGGTACTCAGCAGTCGTGCGACCCGTATAGATGAACTGCAATGACTTGCCGTTCTTAAGGGTACGCTTAGTGATGAGGTCACGAGCGATAGTATTTCTTTGGAATCCTTTGAACATCTCTCCAGAAAACAGTTTCAAATAGAGCGCTCTTGCGTCACCGGCCGAGTTCGATTGACCCGGCCTGGTCAGATCAGCAAGAGGCTCGTTGGAATTCTGATGAGCCATTACTATGGGATAATTGTATTGTTAACTGTCTTACGTACGTAATGTTTTGATCATTTTTGTAGGTCTTTCCCTACCGTCTAGACGGCAAAGGGTGTCCTGCGTACAGGGCCAATGCCAATGCAGGAGAGGTCCTACTCTGAGGTGCCTCTCCCACTCCCTATCCTAGAAGAGCTTCTTCTAAAGATTGAGGTTCTTTTTCTTCGTCCACACCAGGAGGCTGGGAATCATGTGGAAGGGTATCCACTTGTTCCTTTTTCTCAGGCTCCATATTATAAGCAGAAGGTCCTGCTCTCATCGCTGAGTTTTGATGTGACATCAGAATGAATACTTAGTGCCTATTTTGGTGGCCCAACTATTGTCGGTATCACCATCATTAGTTTGAACTGCAAGCTCACCATAGAAGTCAAGCTTCTCGGTAGCAGCTACAGTTGCACCAACTTTACCTGACAGTTGATTGTCAGTGTCGTCAGCACCATCGGTTGCTACGATTGCTGGTCCACCTTGGATGTAATACCCAAAGCCATCAGACCCACCTTCATACCCCACGTGGAGGTCTGTGGTAGATCCTGTATAATCAGCTCCATCGTATGAGCCGTTGTTCTCCACGTTCACGTAGACTCCGGCGGA